GCCCATCGAGTTCAAGACGTTCTCCGTGTACGCCGACACCGAATTCCGTGATGCCGATGGAAAGCTGATGGCCGTGGTCAGCAGCGGCAAGCATCACAAGCGAATGACTACCGCCCTCCGTGCCGCTCTGGCCGCATCTGCACCCGGTGCGAAGGAGCAATCGTGAAAATGTGGACGATCAAGTTCGACAACGGCGAGTGGTCGTACCTCGACCCTGGCTTCTTGGCTCCGCGCCGAACCGACGCATGGGCCAAGTGGGCGAAGGAGTGGAACTACTCGCCAAGGATGATGCGAGATGCGCTCCGAGACCGGCGTAAAGGCTGGTATCGAGCCGTGCGCGTGGAGATTGTCGAGATTACCACTCAGCCCGCACCCGCTGCGGAACTGGGAAAGGATCAGCAATGAGCCGACGATTCAGCAAAGCATTGGCCCTTGCCGTCCTCGATGCCAGAGCAGCAGACATCGCCGAAGCCGAGAAGTTCACCCGGACCAACGGCACATCGCAACTCAATCCCAAGGATCGGATGTTTGATGAAGACGTGCGGCGGGCCGTCGAGTACGGCCGGATGCGCGCTTTCGAACAATTCGCCGAGGCCATCGAGGAAGGGTTTCTCTTCGACAAGGTGGCAGAACCAGGGAGCACGCCATGAGCACCACAGACACCCAGGCACTGACAGAGGACGATCTGACGGTGCTGTTCTGGGAGCTTGTCAAAAAGGAAGATGACAAGTTCAGGGACAGCGAGGAAGCAATCGCGGCCTGCGACTATTTCCGCGAAGGCTTTCGTGCCGCCCTCGCCTTGGCGCAACCTGCCCCGACCGCAGCCGGAGAGCCAATTGCATGGGAGACCATCACGCCGGTCTACAAGCAGTTCGTCAGCGACCGCTGGTATCAGAAATCAACGCCCGCCGTGAAGCGCTGGTACAAGCCGTACCGTTGCTCGGCATGCGCCGCTCTACCTCTGGCAGGTGATGCGCCACTACAGGGAGAGGGGAAATGAGCGACATCGCAATCGACCGCGTGATCTATCGGTCAGACCTGTGCAAGATGCTCGGCGTCGGCAGTGAGGCGCTACGGCGCTGGCTTCGCGACGGCAAGCTTCCCAAGCCCGATGTCGACATCAGCCAGAAGACGCGAGGGTGGAAAGTTTCAACCCTCCGCGCTGCCGGGATCGACCTTGTCTAGCCAGTCGGCCCAGGTCTGCAGCATGGGGCGGCGCTCCTTGATGTACTCGGCGCGGTTGTACGCGGCGCGCACCTTGTCCTCGGGCGAGTGTGCAAGCTGGCGCTCGATCGCGTCCTTGCTGTACCCCTCCTCGTTCGCCCAGGTAGAGGCGACGGTGCGCCAGCCGTGACCCGTCATCTCGCCCTTGTAGCCCATGCGCCCCATCAGAGCGAGCACCGTGTTCTCGCTGATCGGCCTGTCAAGCCGATGGTCGGCGGCGAACACGTAGACGCTGCCCCGCTGTCGAGCTCGCATCTTCTCCAGGATCTCCAGAGCCTGCCGGGAGAGCGGGACCATATGCTCTTTCCGCTTCTTCATGCGGTCGTCGGAGACGCGCCAGACATCGCCGTCGAGCTCGTCCCAGGTCATGAAGCGCATTTCGTTGGTGCGCACCCATGTGTAGGCCAGAAACCGGCAGGCCAGCGCGGAGCTCAGTTCCTTCTCGAACGACAGCCGGTGCACAAGGGCGTGAACGTCGGTCAGGTGCACGGCGGCGTGGTGCTTGACCTTGCTGTGCCCAAACGCCTTTTTGGGGTCGATCAGGGCCGCAGGGTTGAGATCGGCCTTCCCTTGCTCCACGGCCCAGTCGAAGACCTGAGAGCTCCACATGCGCACCTTGCGCACGAAGGACAAGAGGCCCGCGGCGTTCATGCGGTTGAGCTCGGTCAGCAATGCCGCGCGGTCAATGTCCCGCGTCGCTCGAGCGCCAAGCTTCGGCACAAGGTGGAGCTCAATGCCGCGGAGTGCGTTGGCCCGGTAGTCGTCGGACAGGTCTTGCCGGCCATGCCAGTACGCCACGCAGTCCTCCCAGAACGTGGTCGCCGCACGCTTGGTCGTCTTCGGCGTGATGCCGTCGACCAATCCCCTGCGGAGCTCGTCACGCTTCACGCGCGCGTCTGCCAGGCTCACCAGCGGGTAAGGGCCGATCGTCTTGGTCTGGGGCTTGCCGTCGACGCGGTACGCAACGCGCCAGATCTTCGCGCCTGTGGGCGAGACGAAGAGGAACATGCCGTGGCCGTCGAAAAGCTTGCGAGCTCGCTCGGCTGGCTTCGCGGTGCGGCACTGGTGGTCACTGAGGGTATTTGTAGGCATCGGCGGGAAGAAAGGCTTGCGTGCCTACTTCCGTGCCGCCCGATGCCCACAGGGCAAAGGTCCGTGACGGTTGGAAATGTGGCGACTTGTAGGCACGCTGTTGCGGCTAAGTCGCTGATTCTGCACGGTTTTGGGTGCGGAATAGTCCTAGACGTAGCCCAATGGTTGGGCTATTCTGGAGGAGAGGGAGGAAGCCGAAGCTCTAGCATCCATGCGGGTTGCAGCCGTCTTTTTCTTCCGATGCCTACTCCTGTGCCTACTGCACATAGCCGTGGGCGCTCTGCCCTCAACCACACGAAAGTGAATCCAAAATGAGCCTCAATGACCGATTTGAAAGCGTGACCGACGAGTTCCTGAAGTTCGACCGGACCAAGGCCCCACGATCTGGCCGGCCTGACCTCCACGCCTTCCTGATGCTGGACGAAATGATGCCCGGAAAGCGCGACCTGATCTCGGCTTCAGAACACGACGAGTTCTACCTGGACATCGACTGTGACGCCTTTGCTGAACTCGCGACGGACGATCAGATCCGTGACCTTCACCGCTGCGGCATTCGCTACGACGAAGAACTCGACTCCCTGTGCATGTTCACCTGACACTGGAGAATGAAATGCACGAACTGAGAGCCTGCCCGTTTTGCAACGGAGACGCCGAAGCAGACATCGAAGACGAGTACGCACGCATCAGATGCCATGGATGCGGCACCGAAGGGCCACGCTGCTACTACACGGAGGAAGAGCGCGGCGAGGACCACTATGAGCCTGCCGAAACGCGCGCAGCTGAAGCATGGAACCGCCGATCTACCGACACGTTGCCATTGTGATGCGCAAGGCTGGCGAGTGTTCAGGGCAGCTTACGGCCCAGCGGGAGCGCGTAGTCCTGCGTCCCAAGATCGTTCGCAGACACTGCCGGCGATGCGGAGCCGGTCAGCAAACCCAGCGACCTCTTCCGCTCTGCGGTCAGCGCGCTCGAGCAAGTCGGCGAACAGACCGATGGAATCGGCACCAGGCTCACCCTGCCCTGCGCTGGCAATTCCGGGAACCGTTCTGGCTCTGCGGGTGGCGGTGCGGATGGCTTCGCGCAGCCTGTCACCATCAGCGCGCAAAGCATCGCGCTCAACCTCCAGCGCAGCAATCTGTGTTTGACCATCGTTGGCCTCCTTGTTGACGGCGGTTTGCCGGGTGGCGGTGCGTTGCTCGCGGGCACGGTCGGCCAGGATGCGCGCCTCCTGCTGGTTGAGCTTGAAGGCGTCGAAGTCCGCCTGTCGATCGTTCTGCCCTGCCCGGTAGAGGAACCAGCCGGCGAAGGCCAGTGCTGCGGCGAGTGCGACTGCAGCCCACAGGCGAGGGTTCAGCCACCAAGTCACAGCAGCCCCAGGAACGACCGCGCGACCTTGTGCCGCGCCGGCCAGAGTTCCGGGTGCACCTTGCCCGGCCGCCAGGTGAAGAGGTACAGCTTGTAGGCCTTGTCGGTTTCGTCGACCTTCGGCAGCGCGCCAGGCGCCCACCACAGGTTCAACCGTGCGAACACCGCGGCCAGCACGTCGTCGAACTCCAGCGCGGCCCACACGTCGGCGGTGTTGAACATCACCTTGCGCTCGGCGCAGATCGCGCGGGCGAAGTCGCGGGTTGCCGGGTGCGTCATCACCCCCTTGACGCCGCCGCCCTGTTCGAACTGCCAATATCCGCGCGCCGGCCCGTTCCCCATCTGCCGGCGATGCTCGAACAGGGATTCGTGCAGGCCGATGGCCAGCATCATCACGCGCGCTTCATCGCTGGTCATCTTTGGCGGCAGGAAGGCAAGCGCAGGCTCTACGGCGGTGCGCATGATCTCGTCGAGGGTTTTCATTCGATGCTCCCATCTGCTTTGCGCAGTTCAGCCGGTCGCGACTTGTCTGCAGGAAGTTCCTCCGGCTCGCCGCGCCAGTGCTTGTAGGCAACGGCGAGGACGTAGCAGGCCGCTGATGCCGAGAGGAACAGGAAGCCTTCGCTGATCCAACCCTGCCGGATCACACGACAGCCGGTAGCGAAAGCAGCGATCGCCATTGCCGCAAGGGCGACGCGCTCGGGCGTTGTGTCCCTCACCGTGCGCGAGAACACGGCGGCGGTCGCGCCGAGCCCCACGATGAACCAGCAGCCGACGGAAAGGACTGCGTGCGTTGTGATGATGTAGCCGTTCATTTGGGGGCTCCTGCTCTGCGTTGAAGCCAATCGAGCACGATCTGCCACAGCGCGCCCACCGGCGTTGTTTGGACCCACTCCCAGGCGCGCGACATGATGGCCATGCCGAATAGCCCGAGCAGAAAGCCCGCGAGTCCTTCCGGCAGTCCGATGCGGCCGGACAGCCAGGGTGTGCCGAAGTAGCTCAATACCGAGCCCGAGGCAGCCATGAAGACGCGCTCAGGCCAGGTGCCTTGCAGGAAACGCATCGACACGACGGCGCCAGCGACACCGGCGAACTTGGCAGCGAGTGCGTCAAGGTTCACGTCGTTCGGTGTCATTGATCACCTACGTTTCTTGCGCGCAGGCGCGTCCACCGCGCAGCAAGCCAATCGAGGAATCGAGCCCATAGGCCCTGCAGGATGAGTCTCATGAGAGCCTTTCGGACAAAGAAAAAGCCACCCGTAGGCGGCTTGTTTTGGAGTGCTGCGACGTCAGAGCGCGGCAGCGGCGGTGAAGAGGTCATCGAGCGCGGCGCCGTCCAAGCCGACGGCCGCGGCGAGCATTGCCACGATGGGCGAGTCACGCTCTACGGTGGCGGCGAACTCCCACTCGATGCGCGCTGCGTCGCCCTGCTGGCCCTGCAGTGCGTCGATGGCGGCAGTGACGTCGCCCAGCACGCCGGCACTCAGCAAGGCGAGCCGCGCCTGTCGCATGGTCACTGCTCCCGGTGCCCCCGCTGTCGTTGCGGGCGGCTGACTCGGCGTGTTGCCCTCAGCCTTCCAGCGAAGGAAGGCGGCATAGTCCGAGTTCTCGATGTCGAGCGGAATGCAGGCGCCGTCATCACGCTCGATGTAGGCAGGATGGACCGTGTACATCACAGCTCGGCGTTCGCAGTGAAGTGCATGGCATAGATGTTCTGCACGGTCGCCGCTGCAGCGCTGTTGAAGGCGGCAAAGAAGTCCTTGCCGGGCGTACCGAACGTCCCGATTGCCAAGTCGGTCCCCGCAGTCTCGTTTCGCATGGTCCCAGCGGCGCCAGTCGATGGGTTGTAGAAGGTGATGGTCGGAGCGGCGCGCATCGTGACGGGGTACGACACCTGGAACTGCACGCCCGGAGTGGTCGAGCTCGTCGAGACAGCGACCCGTCGATTTGCGGCGGCAGCGGCGGTTCCGGCCGCCACGCTGTCATAGCTGGTGGTGAAGTACCGCTGGCACAGGGCGAGCTCTGCCGCATAGGAGCGGCGCTCGACCGCAGTGGCCACTGTGCCCGGCTCGAGCTGCACGTTGGACAGGGTGCCGGTGCTGAACTCCAAATAGGCAGACGCGCCGCCTGTCAAAGTGCCCGACACCGGAGTTGCTGCATAGGCTCCGGAGTTGTTCAGGCGCGCAGTCGCCGTCCCCGTCCACGAGGCCACATGCGCCCCTGCTTC